GCTTTATCTTTTGTTGATTCTGAAACTGTAATACTTGTCATATCTGTTTGTTTTTATTGGTTAATTAATGAGGTATAATTTCTATTTCCTCCACGCTATCATAAACATCATCAATGAATATGGATTTCGCGGTGTATTCTCGTCCGTTGTTACCTATTCCTTTACATTCATAGACTTTAATAGTATCATAATCGCTTAATAGCTCCATCTTTAAATTAGTCCATGTGATTTCTAGTTCAGGCTCTTTGTCATCGAATATCGGTGTTAAGTATTGTCTTTCAGTTTCCATTATCCTTCAATTCTATTGATTAATTCTTGTGCTATTGTTGAGCCTATTTCTTTTTCTGTTAAAATAGCCAATAGTGTATTCATCTCCTTAATGCACTGTAACATTTCTGGTGCTGCGGCTATTAGTTTTGCATTAGATATGGTACTTTCATCTGGTAATGCAATATTATTAGCGTCCCCAGATGAATTTCTTAATAATGCAATTTCATTGTTATTGTCATCTCTAATTTGAGAAGATGAATCCCAATTTACGATTTTCCAAGGTCCTTTAGTATGTTTCATAATCTTATGGTTTTTGTATGTTAATTACTCTATTATTTTTAGTAGAAACAAGCGCTTTTCGTCCTATCATCTGCTCGAAGTTAACTGCGGACCCCTCCTTGAAACCTAAGCAGTAAAATATCTTACTCAGCACTTGCTCTATTTTAATCGTTTTTAAGCTATTTATTATTCTTTTGTTAGTCTTACTATCAATTTGATATTTAAACTCGTCCTGACTAAATCTAACCTCTTTTAGATTACCTATCTCGTCTTGAATAGTAAGGTAGCTTTTCAATTCTAACTTTAACTTAATAGCTCCATGTTCAATTGACTCCTTAAACCATATTTCAATCATCGGGGTTTTATCCTCATAGTCCTCAGTATTTGGTAGTTCATAAACCTTTACAGTGTCAATGTAACATAGTTTAGTCTCTATTGCTGGATTTAATGAGTATGTAATTGATTTAGGTTGCATAAATTTGTTTATAAAGATTCAAGTTTGAAACTATTTAAGTGGTTCTTTGCCTATTGGACTGTTAATATATTCATCTGGTTTATACTCATTAACTGCATCCTCCAATATTTGAATGTAGTCTGTATTTGATTCTCCTGGAAATATCGTAACATCTCCATTTTTAACTGCAATTAGCAGGAGTTTTGCGGCTTGTAATATTTTCTTTTCTCTCATTATTTCAAGGTTTTTACTTCTATTACTTGTGCTTTGTTCTTTATGTACTCGTTAAAATTACTAAGTACATCAGTGGCGGATTTACAATACACCATTTTATAACCAGTTTCCATACTCACCGCATACTTTCTGCTCTCTCTTATGCCTTTCTTCTTTTTAAAATAAAGAGTTAAAAAGCCATAAGTTGTGCCGTCTGGTTGATACTCCATGTACGATAATAGCGGGTTATATGGAAACTGTATCGTTATCATTAGTTCTTATTTATAAGGTTACCGAATGCCTCAAAACGCGTAAAAGCTCCATTTCTTAATTTACTGCCGCAAGCATAGTCTATCCAGTTTGTCGATTTACATAGTCTTTTGCCTAATGCTATTAGCTTAATTTTGTTCTCTGTAGCCTCGAATATAATAGTGGCAATAGTTGGTAAATGTTCCTTTTCTGCTGTTTTAGCTATGTTCTTAGCATCTTCGATAATGCTATTATTCTCGTTTAATCCGTGCTTAATTTTGGCTATCTCAGCGCCTCGTAGTTGGTTGGTGTGTTTCTTCATCTCTTTACATTTAGATTGTTTAACTTATTTATTTTAGCTTCTAATACTCTGATATATAAATTTACATTGTAGTTATCAAAGTATTCTAATTTGATTAGTATATCTAGCATAATGGGTTATTTAATTCTGTTAATGTGGTTATATAGTCTTAATCTTGCTTTGTATCTAGTATCGCAATAGATTACGCCGTCGAATTTAGATTCCCATTTTTGGGCTGTATCACTATCGTTGGTTAGTCTCTCAATAGTTTTACCTTGCTTGTTCTTGTACACTACGTGTAATAAATACGGCTTATTCATAATATTAATTTTACTGATTAAACAATATACTGTCTTTTGTTCTGTTTAGTTTTATAGTATCAAAAGTTGATAGCTTAACAGATTGGTAAAATATATCTGTTTTTGGGTTGCTTGTATCATAAGTCTTTTTAATAGTGCTTAAAAACTCCTCCTTTGTTTGTGGTTCACTTGTTACTAAGTGGGCAAAGTTTTGGATTTGATCTATAAAAAATGGGTTTAAATTAGTTGCGTTCATGGTCTAATTGTTTTAAAGTTCGTAAATAATACCTTTTTTAGTGTCAAAAGCAAAATAATCGTTTCTTAGCTTTTGTAGTTTCTCGTGTCTTTCTGGGTGTTTAGGATAAAAATCTACATGCGCAAAACTCATCTTTGTTTTAATATCAACTATATAACAACTCTTAGCATTATAATGTATTTCGTTATGGCTGTTATAATAGTTAAAAGAGTCGGTTTTGCTTATTTTATACCCTAAATCCGCTAACATTGCATCCAGTTCGGCGGGTGTTACTTCAATCCAGCCTATATTTAACATTCTTTCTCTCTCTTTTAAAGTACTATCGTATTTCATTTGAGGGATATTAAGTTTAAGTATATTTTCCATAATCTTATCCTTTTAATTGGTTGATATGTTGTAATTCCGCCCATTGATCGCCTAAAATATCATTTACCTCAGCGTGTAAATCGGTATTGCTCCAAGTCCATAGCTCGCAAACTAGGTTAAACTCTTCATTCTCGTTAAAATTTGGCTGGGTGTTTCGGCGGTGAGTCAATATTACATTAACTAGTTCTTTTTTCTCTTCTGTTAGTATAGCGTTTAATCTATCTGCTAACGGTGTTTTAAATAGTTTCATGGCTTTAAGTTTTGGAGGGGTTAAAAAATTAAAGGGTTATTTGTGTTGTATTATAATAATACTGGTGTTTGTTGTGCTAATTTATCCGCTTCTTCTTTGGTAATAATACCCATATTTTTAAAACTGTGGATTATACTATAATTAGTGTGGAATATCATGTCCATGCCGCAACCGTTTACAGTATATCCGCTTTGGCTTCTGCTTTCTTTATATCCTAAAGTCTCAAATAAGCAACTGTATTGACGAAAATTAGTTCTTTCTTTTCCGTGTTCTGCGCTGTTAAATTTAATAACTCTGCTCATTCCGCTTTTACTTACGCTTTTGATTACACATAACATTCTCCCTTCTTTAATAGCTTTAATGTAAGTTTGTGCGTCTTGTTGAAATTGTTCTAAACTATAGTAATTAAGTTTTTTAATGTTTTCAATTACTTCTTTGCTTGGGTTGAAAGTTAAAGTTTTCATAATGGAGGGGGTTTTAGATTGTTAATAGTTATACGTTTATTAGTTAATTAGGTTACAATATTTTAACATTAATTTTTAAGTTAAATAGCTTATCGATATTACTTTGTTTCTGTTTGTGTATATCAGCTCCGAATATTGCTAACTCTACATTATTGTATTGTTTTGCTCCTGGTCCTAGTTCTTGTTTAGCTAGTTTTATATAGTGTGTTTCTTGTTTCATGGCTTAGTATTTTAATTTATATCCTAGTTCGTGTGCAGTGTAACTAAAATCTTCCCAAAAGCAGTCGTCTTGTGTAACTCTTTTAGCTCGTTGTGTGTCGTCTGCTTGCTCTTCAATCATTTTAGCTATTTGATCTAAATCCAAACCGTCTTTTAAATCTCCGTTTTGGTGCATTGCTTCTGCAATTGTATTGCCGTTATTTACTATTGTTATCATGGTTTCTATGTATTAAGTAGTTAATAAATCTGTTTTGGTGTTTGGTGGTGTTAACCTGTATTTCAATGAACTTGTTATCTATTGTAAAGATAAAGCATTCAAAGCGAATGCTAAAGCGTTTCACATATCAATACAACCGTTAACAAATTTGTTTAGCCACTCATCACATTACTATCTATTTCGGACGTTGATTAACGCTAATTACCAATACATAGCATATAAAAAGATTCAAGATTGAACCTGAATACTATGATCTATATTATCGCGTGCCAAACTAACCAAATCAGTAAACTATTACATGCGCGGTAAATAACTATGATATTCGGTGGATAGTATAATAAACCCTTGTGCCAAACTATATAATACTCTTAATTATTACATAAACGGCCTATAAGATACATAAGAGGCAAGTTAAGCGTATTGCGTTAGGGATGCAAGCGAGAAAGCCCACAGGCGAAGTAAAGCGAAGCCGAGGACTTGAAGCGACAGCCCGACCCGAAGGGAAACGCCCAAATAATACTTATATTCATTTAACAAGTAGAGACAAACAACATAGTAATACATAAGGAGATAATAAGATAGTTAAAGCGAAGCGCAACATATAATATATAAACACCTAAAAGTTTAGTAATATTAATAACCTAACCTAAACAACCACTAAACAACACCAATAAAGCCAAACAGCAACACAAGCAGGATTATATTCTTCATAAATACACACGAATACAACTAAATGAATATATGTTAAAATGTGGTGTAAATAGATCAATTTATGTATGTAAGGTGCGATTTGTCCATCGGTAAGACACCAGTGTTTACGGGCTTTTAACATTTTTGGGGGTATATTTGGAGGTGATAAGAGGATAATATAGATGATGAAAGGTAAATAAGCTAAGATTGTAATTGCTGAGAATCGCATAGATTTATTTGAGAGGGGAATGGTGAGGTATATTCGATTTATAGCGATTATGTTTGGCGGATGAGAATAAGATTTGTTTATCAGATATTGGGTAATGTGATATGCAAACGTATTTGTTAAGCGTATATGATAGACAAGATATGATAACATGATACGATAATCAGATATGAGCATGCACCGCCGACTCTCATCTCATAAATTACCATTCAATGAATGCATAAGCCATTCATTTAATTATTATGCCATAATACACCAGTTAAAATAATAACCTAACCTGAACGACTAAAACCTCAAATTAGCCTATTTTAATATAAGAATGCTTTTTGGAATTACCAGCCAATAGAAACAGGCCCCGTACAAGGCAGACGGAATTTATAAGGGGATATGCAGGTACATAATCCCATGAGAATAAAAATAAAAATTAAATTTTTTTTATGTAGTTTTTAATCAAGTAGTTATATAATATTTGTGATAAAAAGATTCAAACTTGAAACCTTTTGGGTGGTTATTTCGTTTAAGTGTGTATGGATATAAAGGAATTAAGAATTGGAAATTTATTGAATTGGAATGGATGTATTTGTCCTGTGGTTAATATTGACGAGGATGGCTTTGTTGTAGCTGATTTGAACCAAGAAAAGCTTAATAGCAATTATCATTATTTTCCTGAAGAGGTTATTGTTGTGTGGAAATTGACTGAGGAGTGGTTTGAGCGATTTGGATTGAATTTGTATAATTTCAGTAATGATTATGGTTCAGACACGTTGGAGAAGATTGTTGTTGGGCAGTATAATGGTGAGGGTGATTATTTGTATATGTTGGCGTATCATTGGGATGATTACAGTTGTTGTAATTATGATACGAAGGAGATAAAGTATGTACATCAGTTACAGAATTTGCATTATGTATTGACTGGTAAGGAGTTAACTTTAAAGGATTAGGGATATGGAATATAAGATGATGGAGTATTTTGAGAAGCGTAGAACTGAGTTATTGAAGAGTTTTAAGACTTGTAAGGAGGCTTATGATGAGAGTGGTAATGAGAATCATGCTCATGATATGCATGTATTTGAGCAGAGGATATTTGAGTTGGATAGGTGTAATGAGTATTGGAAGAGTATTAACAATTTAAAGTAGGTATATGAATGTAATAGATCAGGAATTGGTTGACGTGGCGTTTAGGAAGCTTTCTATTATGGAGGCGGTAGATTTGTTGATGGAGCATAGTAGGACTGAGATAGGGGATGAAATTAATCATAGGATAAGGATTGAGAAGGTAATGTATTCGATTAAGGATATTGGTATTATTGCTTTTGATACAACCGCCGAAGGTGTTCCTTATAATAGTGAGGGTATTTGGAGATTTATTAATAAATAGTATAACCTTTTAGTAATAATATAAGTATAAGTGGATATGGAAGATAATGTTACACCGCCGAAACGGGAAATAAAATTTAGAATATGGGCTAAAGATTCAATGAGTAGTCTTGGTAAAGAAGAGATGGTTTATCTGCCGAAGTGGACGGTGTTTGACGGCAGAGATTTGGTGTTTAGAGAGGATTTAGAAACGTTTTGGATTGATAGTTCTAGTAGTGGTGATGCTATTTTAATGCAGTATACTGGATTGCAAGATAAGAATGAAGAGCATATTTATGAAGGAGACATATTAAAATGTTATCATAAAGATTATTATAATGATGGAGAGACTTTCTTTAACCATGTAATAACTTTTGAGGACGGGAGTTTTTGGGGAATAAATGAGGATTGCTGTTTGCCTAAAGATTGTGAAGTGATAGGAAATATTTATGAGAATCCTGAGCTATTATAAGATTAATTATGACTAAGATGATAATATCACAAAATATGAAGCCTAGTGACATAGTACTTTATTACTTTTCGGAGTATGACGAGGAGGATGTAGACTGGTTGCTGTATAATCACAGTTCTTGGCCTTGGGGAACATTAGAGTGGATTAACGAGGAAATTTATACCTATTACTTAAAGAATAAGAGATGAACAACTGGAGTAACGAATGGTTAAATAAATGTGTAGAGGTGTTTTTAGAAAATAGGCTTAAGCGAGGGTTGCCGTCAGATACATTTAAAATATGCGTTAAACGAGAGTATTTTGAAAACAAAGAAAGTATATTAAATCCACCAAAAGATTCAAACTTGAACCTAAATAACATAAATAATGGAAGAGAATAAATATTACACGCCAGATTTAACAGAGCTTCATTTCGGACAGGAGATAGAAGTTTTTAATAATCCCCATAAATGCTATTTTGAACACGGTAACGACAATGAGTGGTTGGAGAATAAAATAAACTATGGATTATTGGGCGATATGGCTAATGTAATGCGTTTATTAATGGATAAGCAGATTAGAGTTAAGTATCTTGATAAGAGTGATATTGAGTCATTAGGATTCATGGAAAGTTCAACTAAAGGTTTCTTTGAAAAGCCAAATGGTAGGTTTTATATAATATTTGATTACTGGTTAACAGATAAAGATTATGAGTTTATGAAGGTTCGTATTGATGATGAAGAAAGTGAATTTAGTTTTTCTGGTATGTTAAAGAATAAATCAGAGTTAATTAATCAACTTAAAAGATGTAAAGCTCTATGATAAAGAATAAAGATTACTGGATTCACGAGCGATATTCTATGCTACAAGGCAGTGAACTATATTCAGGTGACTTAGACACCGATCCGATTGAGCAAGCGGAGTTCGACGCACATGACCATATCGCTTATGATGGAAATGGTAATAAGTTGCCATTTTCAATCAGTTTAAGTATCTTTGGGCAAGAGATTGATAGGAGAGAAGAGTTGATTGAGAATAAGCCGAAGACTTACCGCCGATGGGACCAGAAGATTTGTGTGAGTATAATTGTCTTTAGTAATATGGACAATTACTTTATTTATGAAAACAGTGATTTAATATTAGAGAAATGAAATTACAAGAGTTTATAGGAGAATTTGTTATTTATGGCGGTAGATTAAAATCGCCAAAGAAGACTGAAAATGGTTTTACGCAAGAATTTGATTTCAGCAGCCTTCCGAACGATAAAAGAGAATATTTTGAAAATAAGTTTAAAAAACTAAAACTTAAATAATGGATAACGAGAAAATGGAGAAATTAGCTGATGCGGCTTTAAAAAACTTATTAAAAAATAAAGGACTTGAAGAGGCTTTCAAAAAAGATTTTGAAGATTTTTTAATTTTAGGTAATGAATATGGCACAAGACACACCGATAAGTGGATGGAAGAATATAAGCAAAGTTTAAAAACCAATAAATAAAATAAATATGTCAAAAGAAAGATTAATCAAGAAGATCGCGGTAAACGCAAACGGACTTAAGGGGCTTACCCTGTCTGGAATTTATGAAACAATGAAGGACAACAAAGTTGTAGAGAATGAGTTCTTAGATGGAGTTAAGACACCAATTAACACGGATTTAGAAGGCCGTATCGAAGACTTACGTACACACGTATTAGGCATTTGTGGATTACTACACGAAAAGACCTCTAAGCAGGAGAGAATTGACTTAATGGCTGGATGTGACATCGTCTCCTTCGAGTTCCGTAAAGGTAAATTAGGATGGTTAAAGATTAAGGCTACTAGCAGAGTATTCGATACTAAATTTCAAACATTAACCACCCCTAAGATTAGCTTAGAAGATGGATATGAGCATTTCGAGCCAATGATGGAAACTTTAGATGAGATATTAGAAGAAGTTGACCAGTACGTGAAGGGACTAAAGAAACTATCTGATAAGGATTTAGCGGTAAGTTGGATTCGTCATAAAGGTGGTGATGTAACAATGGATATGTTAAACGCTATGACTGACGAGGAGTTAAAAGACTTCTGTGTTAATCATATCGAGAAGAAACTGGGTGGATTCACTATCTTAAACGAGGATGTGGTAGAAGAAGGTGAAGAATCTACTGAAGAGACAGAATCTACAGAAGAAGTTATTGAGGAAGAAACAGAAGATAAATTTTAATTATGAAGTATTTTATAGATACAGAGTTCATTGAGGGGTTTCACAAGCCCCTTTTTGGAAAGAAAAGACACTTTATTGATTTAATCAGTATTGGTATTGTTTGCGAAGATGGTCGAGAATACTATGCTATTAGTAATGAGTTTAATACAAAAGATGCTGATAATTGGGTTAAAGAAAATGTTATTAATAAACTCCCAAGCAATGTATTTAATGGTCATAATGCTAATGAAGTGAAATTATATAAATCTAATACCCAAATATCTAAAGATATAATTAAATTTTGTCAGCCATTGCATCCAGAAACAGCGCTTCCGTTTGATGAATCAGACTTGGAGTATAGTGTAAATAGAGAGGTTCTTAAAGCAGCTTTACCAGAATTTTACGCTTACTATGCAGATTATGATTGGGTTCTATTTTGCTCTCTATTTGGCAGAATGATTGATTTGCCAAAAGGCTTTCCAATGTATTGTAATGATATTAAGCAAATGCTACATGAATATGCTGAAAGGCTTTCTATCTATCTTCCAACTAGGTATATGTATGGTGACAAAGACGACACTCCTGAAATAAAGTATTCTCATTTAACTTCTTGCAGAGCCTTTGAAGAGTTGAAAAACGAAAACGAGCATGATGCTTTAGCCGATGCGAGATGGAATAAAAAGGTTTACGATTATTTACAAACTAGAAAATTAGGTTAATATGATTCATAATTTATTTCCAAACGAGGTATATTTAGAACCAATCTCTCATAGATATTATGACGGAGAAGGTAACGAGTATATCTCGTTTTCTAAACTATACGGATTCTTAGTAGAGAAATTCGATGCTAATAAAATAGCAGGACAGTATAAATCTATGTCTAAAGAAGAGGTGTTAGGCATGTGGCAGCAAGCTACAGACAATGGCACAAGGATAGATAAGGCTTTAGAAAAGTATGCTCAAACAGCCACTATTTTAGATTCTGACCAAGACTTAAAACAACTACTATCTCAAGTATTAGAAAAGTATAAAGTCTATAATAACACTTTTGAGCAAGGCATCCCGTACTCTAAGAAGTATAGAGTTGCTGGTAGCTGGGATAAACTAAGCTTAGTAACTAATCGCAAGGATAGTAAGTTTCATCTATCTGACTTTAAATGCTTCGAGAAAGGTTTTGATTCATTGTTTAAGGTAAGTGGACAGGCGTGGTTGCATGAGCCGTTTAGCCATCTGCCTAATAACAAATATTCTAAAATTAGTATGCAATTATCTTTTTATGCTTATTTATTTGAAAATCTAACTGGTCGTAAGTGTGAGAGGCTTTTTATTGATTTAATAATTCCTAAATGGAATAAGCAAAATCAATTATTGAGCTTTGAAAACATGACAATTCCAGTGAATTATTTAAAAAATGATATAATCTGTTTTTTAGAACACTTTAAATCAGATATATTAAATTTATTGAGTAATACTGTAAATATTAACCATGAAGAATTATTTTAATATGGATGATTTTAAAGAAATAACTGGATATCCTAATTATCTTATTTGTAAAGACGGAAGGGTATGGAATAACAAAAGATTGTTTTTTCTTAAGCCAACTGTTTCTATGAATGGATATCATCAAGTAACTTTGTTTAATGATAAAATTCAAAAAACTCATAAACCACATAGATTGGTAGCATTAGCTTTTATTCCTAATCCAGAAAATAAACCTCAAGTAAATCACATCAACGGCATTAAAACTGATAATCGAGTTGAAAACTTAGAGTGGAATACATCTAGTGAAAATCTTTTTCATGCTCATAGAACTGGACTTAAAAAACCAGGAGAGCTTCAAAGGATTGTGGTTAGTAAAATGATGTCAAAAGAAGTTATAGATATCGTTACTGGAGAAGTATATCCATCTAGAAAAATAGCTGCCGAAAAAAATGGTATTAATGAAGACACTTTATGTGGTTATTTGTTGGGGAATAGAAAAAACAAAACAAATCTTAGATATAAATATAAACTTGAACCTAAATAAGTAAAAAAATGGAAAGAATGAAAATAGCAAACATCGGATTTATGGCATGTATGGGACTGGCATTATTCTCGATACTTTGTTTATGTCTCGCATGGATAGACAACGAAAGGGACTATAAAGAACTACAAAAGAGTATCAATAGTCCAGTTTATCCTGATACTCCTAATTACTACAAAAGGTGTAATAAGTAAAATTGATTAAATAATTCATTAAATTTGGAGAGGAACGAGATGTTCCTCTTTTTTAATTTATATAATATGAGTTTACTATTTTACACAGACTTAAAGAACAATGTAGTTCTTAGAAGAGATTGCGTTGATTTATGTCCAGAATTAAAACTTATAAACGATAAAGAGCTACTCTTTATTATTCTAGTCTATGATTATCATTCTATCTATAGACAGTTCCCAGAAAGACAAAGATTATCAAGAGCCATATTCCATGTATTTGGAGATAATGTACCTAATTTATTAGACCCAGAAAAGCATCCACAAAAGATTAAAATTGCAATAGATTCTTATAGGTCTTTGCAATACGACCCAAACGTAGAGCTTATTGACCTTTACAATAGAAAGATTCAAGAGCAAATGTCTATATTGGAGGAAGATAAATCTACTATAGGTATTAAGAATGCCTCTGAGAATATTGACAGGTTCAGGAAACTTATTAGAGCTATCGAATCAGAGGTCATTGAATCCACTTTAATGGAAGGTAAACTTAGTGGTAAAATGGAATTAAGTTTCTTAGAAAGATTCAAGTCCAACCAAAAAATGTATAGAGCATCAACCGCTAAACGAGGATAATATGAGAGCTGAAGAGATTGATGATATACCACACGCCCCTTATGTGAAGGGAAAGAATTTTTTGCCAAATCCCATAGTTGTAAATGGAATACCAGATTATGCCGATGGAGTTAAAAATCCAAAGATTATAGGTACTCCAGATTATGAGATATTTTGGCAGGAACAAATCTATAGATGTATTAATGGCTATCAAACTGGAGGTATATTCCTTCCAGGAAGATTCTATTATTATATGAACTTCAATTCTATGTTAACCATTAATGGAGTTATTACACCTGATTTTTGCGATTTACATTTAGAATTATGTTATATAATCGAATGGTGTAAAAAGAATCAAAAGAACTTAGTTATTGGAAAGAAGCGTCGAGCTGGTGTATCTGAGTTTACTCAAAAGGCTGTAATAGATCATGGGTTTAGATTCAATGAGGTTTATCAGGGTGGTATAGCGGCAGGACAAAAGAAGTATGCAGAAGATTTCATGACAAAGTGGAGTGATTCTGAATCGCTATTAGTTCCTGAGTTAAAGGTAAATACTTTGCTTAAAAATCCTGACGAAGTGGTGTCTGGGTATAAGATAACAGAAAACGGTAAGGATGTAGAGAAGAATAATGGGTGTAAATTATTAGTTCGTACCATGCACAATAATCCTAATATGTTTAAGGGATTGTTTTTAAATGATGCTGTAGCAGAGGAGAGTGGAGAGTTTGAACATTTGATAGAATGGATTGCGGCTACAGAAGATTGCTTAGTGGATGGAGATGTTCAAGTAGGTACTTTTTACATTTACGGTACGGGCGGCAGAATTGAAAAAGGGTCTAAGGACTTTAAGATAGTTTGGGAGAATCCTGATGAATATAATTGTGTTAAATTCTTAATAGCAGGAGATAGATTCAAAAAGCCTTTTTATGGTGGCGCTACTCGTAACGGTAAAGATATTTCTGTAATTCCAAATTTGCTTAAAAAATACAAAGCATATCAATGTGTAGGTATGGAAGATAGGGAAGCTGCATTAGAGCATATTAAGAAAAAGAGAATAGAATTAAAGAAAGGTAAGCTAGAGAAGTATCTTAAATATTGTCAGAATAATCCATTAGACGAATCGGAGATTTTCAGGAAAACAAATTCTAACGATTTTGATACAGAACTGTTAAATGCACAAGATTTTTCGATTAACAGTAATAAGCCAAGGTATTCTAAATATAAATTAGAGTGGGATAGAGACATTGACGGTAAAATCAAAACACCGTTAAAAGTAACGGCTCATCCTGCGAAAGACTTAGACGACGAGAAAGATTGTATATTGATTTTAGACGGCTACCATCCTGCAAAGCAGTATCAAAATTTATATGTTGCTGGTATTGACGGTTACGATCAGGATAAGGCAGCGTCTTCTAAATCTTTAGGAGCTATGTGTGTTATTACTCGTAAAAATACATTTGGAATACCTCATAATATGCCAGTGGCAGTTATAAGAACGCGTCCTAAGCGTAAAGAAATATTCTTTGAGATGTGCGTAAAGCTTTCTGTTTATTATGATTTAGTGAGAAATACATTAGGTGATTTAGCGCATAGTTCTGGTTTGTTGAAGACATATAGTGAGATGGGGTGTATTAAGTATTTAGCTCCACGTCCTACTAAGTTTGAGAGTGAAAATACCCAACAGGCACATGAATATTGGGTAAGGCTAACTACATATAGTAGGCCAATGAGAACTGGTTTAATGCAATCAGCTATTTTCGATCACTCAACTAATATTTGGTTTCCTGATTTAATAAAGGAGTTAATGGATTTTGATGAAACTGAAGATGATAGTGATAATGACTTAGCGGATGCTTATGGTATTGCTTTAATGCAGGATGTAAGTGAAACGGCTCCTGTTCGAGATAAGAAAGAAACTAATCAAAACAATCCTTATTCTTTCGGATGTTGGATAGAAGAGAATGGAGAATTAGTTTACAAAGAAGAGTTTGTAGATTCTAATCAAAGAAGTAGACCTGACAATCCAGAAAAGGATTTTAATGGCTTTGGGTCATAACATTAGATATTTTAGTTATTTTTGAATAAAATAGTCATAAATGAATAACCAAGTAAACTTCCCGATACAAACTTGTTTCCAAAAAGATAAGACACCTGAATGGGTGGCTAAACATTTAGACTACGCACAGCAACTTTGGAGAGGTTCTAATCCTATTAGAGATAAAATGGATAGAGACTTCCGTTCATATAACGGAGAACGTCCTAAAAACAGCATGAAGTACCTTACTAAACAGTTTGGTGCGGATAATAGAGCTGAGTTTATTTCTTACAGAGCGCATAAGCCAAAGATTCAATTAATGGTTGGTGAGTTCCTTACACAGCCTTTATCAGCTACGGTAGAAACAGTTATCT